AGCATGGATTACTTAATAAAGAAATCGAACAGTTCCATTGTAGAAAAATGGAGCAACACAGTCAAAAAACTCAAACTGCCAGAACAGACTGGCGGCGATGTCGTCTTTACTGGCGATAAACGGCCTGTTGATCTTGGCGACTATCTTTTAGTGAAAGCCAAAGAAGTTAACGAATCACTTGATGATACGAAGAAACGTGGTGAGACAACCGTGGAAGTTGATGGCGATACTGTCACAGTTACTCGCACCGCTGTTGCCAAGACTGAGGCTGAGTTAGCTAGTGCCTACAGAGATGCTCGGCGTGATGCTTACCCTCCTATTGGCGATCAACTTGACGCTCTCTGGAAAGAATTGAACTACCGCCGCTTGCAAGGTGAGAACCTCATCCAAGAGGCTGACGATATGCTGGGTGCAGTTCTCGCCGTCAAGTCCGCACATCCAAAACCAGAGTAAGGAACAGACCATGACTACAACATGCCCCGAAAACAATTGTCGAAACTTCCAAATTCTGGAACCTGGACCAAAGAAATACTTACAATTCTTGCCTTTGGCACTGATCGTCTCAGCCGGAATTGCTGGCTGGGCGAACCTTGAAAATGATGTCGCGGCGGGTGAGAAAGAGCAACTGAAGATTGTCAAGACGGTTAAGGAAAATCAAACAACTATTCAGCAGGTGCTGACAGATGTTGCCGTTATCAAAGAAAGGCAACGTCAGCAAGCAGATACTGCCAAAGAGATCAAGGAGGATGTGAAGATGATCCTGCGTGAGATACGAAGAGAGGATGACAAATAAGTTGCTTAAATCATTTCTCCTTGCTGCCGCAATTATCCTCTGGTCGTCGCCAGCCCTGTCTGAATTAATCGTGGGGAATGTGCTAGTCAACATGGTTTGTGGTGACAATGCTGACATGAAGTCTTTCTTAGCGGAAGCAGATGCTACTCTGATGGGGCATGGGGTAGCCAACGCTGGATATGCGATTGCTATCTGGAAGTTGAACGATGGACAATTTGTAGTGGTAAACGCAGAAAAGGATAGTGCTGGTCAAGCGTGCATCACAAATATTGGCCGAGCTTGGGAAAACATTTCACCAAACCCGAAAGGCCAAGAGATTTGATGGTTCATCATCACGGGAGGTTGTAAGAAATGACTTTGACAAAAAATATGGCCATGATTGTAGTGGCGGCTATTACAGGTTTCAGCCCAATGGGCGTCATGCTAGTGCAAGACTATCTTGAACGACAAGAATTAGCAGCAGGTGAGATCAACCGAACGGTTCTATTGAATCATTCGCTGTTCACCCATGCGGATACTTGGCTGCAACTCGTGATTCCACAATTGGATGTGACAGCAACGGCTAAGAAATTCCTAACGATTAAGTTCGCTGCTTTCCAAGATAGTTTGAAGGAATTGGTTAGGGCCACAGACTTCAATGAATTGTCGGACCCTGCAATGCACGCTTTGTTGTCTCACAACCTCAATGAAACGGTTACAGACTATCTTGCAGACGCAAGGCGAGAAGGGATACCAAGTGCATTCATTGATAACTTTAATAAGTGGCATCAGCGCGTAGTGGGCATTTTGGTTAGGGCGATTGAGAATAATGTTGCATCGGTAATCTACTCGGATCAGAACTCCAAGATGTATGCGATTTTAACGGCCTATGACGCGGCTCTCAGTGCCACGATTGAAGATGTAGAAAAGACGTTGGTGGACACAAACGGAAAACCAGGCGGCGAATAATTATGATTACACATAAACATCATAATATTCCTCAATCGAAAGGCCAAGAGATTTGATGGTCCAGTTTGGTTCAGCATCACGGGAGCGTTTAAACACTTGCAATCCTAATATTCAAGAGGTGATGTTTGAGGTGATCAACCTCCTCCCCTGGACGGACCCGCTCACCAGCACTACCATTAAAGACTGCACAATAATTGAAGGCCACCGCACACTTGTTAGACAAAATTATTTATATGACACCCGCAAGTCCCAAGTCCGGTGGCCCAACTCAAAACATAATTGCAGCCCAAGCAATGCAGTTGACGCTGCTCCGTATCATGACAAAAGACCTCATATCCACTGGAATAACAAAGACGAGTTCGGAGCTTTCTCAAGATTAGTGCTGACCGTTGCCACCACTCTGGAGATCAGCCTCAGATGGGGTGGCGATTGGGACCAGGACGGTGTGAGAGTTGACCGCGATCCACATGAAAAATTTTTTGACGGACCACATTTTGAGGAGAATATCTGATGTTTGGAATAGGTGAAGCCGTAGCAGCGGGCCTCAAGGTCATTGATAAATTCATACCTGATCCGGCGCTCAAGCTAAAAATGGAGAATGAGTTGCGGAAGGATTTGCTGGCTGCGGATATTGCTCAGATGAAGGTCAATGCTGTCGAAGCTGGTCACCGCTCAATTTTCGTTTCAGGTTGGAGGCCATGCGTGGGTTGGGTGTGCGCCCTTGCATTTGCTATGCACTTTCTAATCATGCCGCTTTTGATGGTGGCGGCTATCTATTTAGATTTTACACCTCCTATCATTGAATTTGATATGAAGGCACTGATGTCCATCATGATGGGTATGCTTGGAATTGCAGGGATGAGGTCTTACGAGAAAATCAAGGGAGTAGCCAAATGAACACAGTATTACTTATTGCAGCAATGTGGTGGCGTTGGGCCGATGGCTCCAATAAAATTTTTGATGGCCGCAAGGTCCATATTTGGAGCGGCCTGGGTATGGTCCTGGCTTATGCTGCGGCCTATGTCGGTTTAGGTGATCCGCTCTTAGCATTACCGCCTGCCGCAATTGCTTCCTGGTCAATTATTGCAAGCAATAAAAAGTTTGGTTGCGAAGGCTGGAGCGATACAAACGGTATGATGATTCGATACGGACTACCTGGTGCAGTGATCATCATATACATGCTAGCATTGTGGATACTTGGCCGATCTGACCTTTCAATCGGTTGGCCGATATATTTTTTATTGCAGCTTCAGATCGCCTACGCTTACAAGCTCCAAATCGAAGAAGCTGCTCGTGCATTTGTAGGGGCGGCTGTTATTGGGGGGCTGGTTGTTTTGTAAGCGCACATGAAGTCTTCACAGACTGCATTGTCAATCCCCGGTCAATCTTACGAAAAAACTCAGCGTGTAAATTATCTATTGCTGCAAAGCATTCAGAAGCGTCCTCGAAGTTGATCGTTACTTTGACCGCCCCCAAACCAATACCGACAACGATAATCAGTGTTGTAAAAGTCATTCATTCATATCCTTCATCAACCACTGACAAATACATATTGTCACCACAGCAGTGACAACCACAAAGAACAATAGGATCATAATGCAAATCACCCAATTAACCCAAGTCATTTATAGCACCCCCAGTAAAATGCGAATCACTGTGATGATTAGCTCCATCATATCAACTTTCTCTGACGCAAAACTCTCTTTGCGATATCGATGATTGACGGCCAAAAATAACGTTGGTTATAATATATGAACCACGCTACTGTAAGTTGTTTACCTGGCATGATAGATCTCCTTTCCCCCCTAAAATATTACTTCAGAGTTAATAAAAAGTAAATCCTAGTCAAATAGTTCTAACTGGTTAAAAATACAGAGATCGACGCCCTTATCGGCGTAATACTTCACCCGTGACAGGACAGCTTGCTTAGATCGTCCTTCAACGTGAGATGGTCTAACACCTGCAACAAAGTAATCCTGCATCTCATTGCAGATTTTATCGGTCATTTTGGGGCAGGCCTTAACCAGCGCGTCAAACTGCCGTGGTGTGATAGTACCGCGATACTTCTTAAGTTTAGTAACCATTAGTCTGTCTCCTCTCGTTTTTGCTGTGGACCTTGTCGTACTCTTCATCAATGTTCTCTGGCGTAACGCCGGCTGCCAGACAGATGTTAAGGGCGAAGCATAACATGTCAATAGCCTCTGACTTAATATGGTCTGTAGCCTCAAAGTCAGTTGCCCTAAGATGGTCGTACGCGGTAGTCCACGGTTTAAGCGCATCCCTGCCGCCGCCGATCTCGATCATGAGTTCGTTGACCTCTTCGATCATGAAGTCCCGGGTGTCCCGGATGTAATCCAAGACCTCCCCGGTTAATTTGTACTCTGACATCGTAGGATCTATCATGCCTGTTGAGACAGAATACTTTACCTGCATCAACTCCTGAGCTCGCATAATTCTATCCATGATGATGCACCGGATCAATGGCGTCTATTTTCTTCATAATGTCTGTCCTGATCTCCAGATATTTTTCACCGCCTGGGAACTCATCCCGGTGAATGGGGTGTAAAAACATATCCTCGTGCCAGTCAAAGTGGTCATTCTTGGCATTGGGCGGATACAGACTGGTTTTACCCTTCTTGCTCATGGTGGTGTAGTACGCGTCTGGGCGCCTGAAGTCAACGTACGGTTTTAGCCATGGGTATATCTTAAGAACTTCCAACCAGAGCTTCAACGCAACCACGTTATCGGATATAGGCTGGAGCTGCTCATCCGCCCTTGCTTTACAGTACGCTATGAGATCCTTCAGCGGACTTCTGACCATGTAGAAATGTTCGAAGCAGCGGGGTAAGACCGTTCTTGCATCGAACAGGTTTAGCTCTCCGCTGTCCAGACTATCAATATACAGCTGCATAGCATCGTTACATAGCGTCTCGTAACGGTCGCGAAGAGCTGGGTTAGATAATATACCCGGCTTTGCAACTACGCGATCCCTACGCACGTCTCTATCTCCATGCAACTGAGCAGAGAAACTAAACGCTCTATGACGGATCAAGTGAGTAGTATCTATCATGTCCAGGCCACTGACCGTCCACGAGATGTTGATCGCTTCCTGCGGCGTAGGTAGCAGTTCACCTCTGAAGCACTCATCAATGCAGCGGTCTATTTCCGACTGCGTAAATGATTTGTGATCTGTGATGATAAAATCCCGGCAGGTGTTCAGTAAGAAGACCGCGAAGATTTTCCTGAATTGCTCGGGCTCAGGCGCGTCAGTAATGGTTATATCAATTGCATCCAGTTGGTTAACGATCTCAACCTTGTCAAACGGCTGGTGGTACTTACGCTCAGAATGCATATCCTGAACGAACAAATCACTTCTGTTTACTTTGGGCATTTCTTAATTCCTTTTCTACGAGTGTTGCGTAGCCGGCAATGTCATGCCAACTATCGATATGGTCGGGCGTAACTGCAATGCGTGAGAGTTTATTCACGATTGTTGAAATATAATATTCTAATAAGTCGGGCATGTCGATGTCTTCGTGCGTATCTCTGTATCTGCCTCTTATGGACATCATGATGCCGACATTGAGCATAGACCCACGGCCAAAGTCGCCGTAAGTTTGCGCCCGTTTGTCAAGAGTCTTTTTTATAGCCACTTAATTCCTCCTCCAGCATTCTAACTCTGTGCTCACTGTTTTGAAGTACTTGGTCCATATACCCCTCGTTGCCGAGCGATATCTCTGATCGTGCGTACTGGGAGCATTGCATAGCGTCGGCCAGATGAACGATCTTAGACTCGGTCAAGTCCTTGTCGTACGCGTTGCAGCAATTCTGAATATGCACCGGGAACGTCGAGATCACTTCGGTCTCAACCTCCTTAATCGCAGCTGCCATCTTGGGGTACTTCTTCTTGACCAGATGGTTGACATCTGAGATTTCCATCTCTGGAAGATCATGAACGATCGCAATTTTAATAGCCAAGCTGAGATTAAACTCGTAGACGTCGGCTAAGAGCATAACAGCTAAGGCTACGAAGTAGCTGTGTGATGCCACACTCTCTTGATTAATGACCGGTGACATACTGTACCGTTTCGTGTATTCCAACGAGTACGCTTTGTCGAAGAAATTACTCATATGTAATGTCCTCTCTTATTTCTCTAATATAGGTGCCCGAGATGACGAATTCCTCGATCTGGGTTTGCAGTTCACTGTACGACATACACACGGTGCCAGAGGCTCCGAGCATGAGGTTAAATTTATCACCAGGGTCGTGGTCAACCCATAGGTAAAATATGGGGATGCCGTGCCTGAAGGCGTAACCAGCCTCGAACATAGTGCCGGTGTCTTTGCCGTCGGTGATACAAACCATAATGAACGAGTCCTTGATAGCGTTTATGTTAGCCATAAGAACGTCCATTGGATTACTTGGTCCATCGAGAGTGAAGAGCATTTCATCCTTGGGGCTGTAGTACTTGATGGGAATTTGATCAATGGCTGCTTTAGTTGCTTCTAAGATCTCCATTTGCCGGTCATTAAACCACGGTCCGGCGAGGTATACCGGTTTAGTCATATCATTTCTCCAATGCTAATAAAAGTGCATTTTGTAAATTTGCTTTTCCATCTAGGATCTGCATGATGTGTTCGTCGATTGTATTTCTGCCGATGAGGTAGTGCACTGTCACCGCCCCATCGACGCCTTGCCGCCAGACGCGGCTGGTGGCCTGCTCGTGCAATTCTTGATCCCACGTGATGCTGAACCAGCAGACATCTTGGCAGCCCCCGGCTTGCAAGTTAAGCCCGTGGGCTGCTGACTGAGGATGCAGGAACAGAATAGGAACATTTCCTTTATTCCACTCTGTGATTGTCATGGCTGCATCCCGTGGTGTGATGCCACCGCCCAAATAAGGCGCTTCTGGGTAGACTGACATGAGCCTTGACAAATCATGCCTAAACTCATAGAACACCAACAAAGGACATCCCTGAAGGCTTTCTGTCAACTCCTGCAATGCTTCTATCTTGGCATCGTGGACGTAGGCAATCTCCTTGCCCTCGTCGTAGCTTGCCCCGTTCGAGATCTGTTTTAGCTTGCCCGACATCACGGCAGAATTGACCGCGGTCAGGAGCTTTTCATCGGCTATGGCCAGGAACTCGTTCTTCATTTCTCTGTAGATCTTCATTCCAGCAGGTGGTAGCTCTATTGGTATGCGGTTGACCAGGAGATCCGGCATGTCAATCTCGTCGCGGCTCTTGTGAACCACAATGTCGTCGATCTTCTTGTAGATCTCCTGGTCGGCTCCCGGTTGTAACGTATGCTCGTACCCCATGTACCCCGATGGGAAAAAGTATTTGTTCCTGAACGCGGTGATGTAGGGTCCTAGCCGCTTGCCGCCGTCTAAGATGAAGATCTGACCCCACAAGTTCTCCAACCCATTGGGCGCTGGGGTGCCTGTCATGATCACCCGTCGTTTAAACTTATTCAACCACTTCTTTAGAGTCTTGAAACGCTTAGATCTGCTATTCTTGAAGTTGGATGACTCATCTACTATAAGCATCCAATCTCCAGCAGAAAGTAGCTTTGTAACGTGGCGAGAGAACCACTTCATGCCATCGGGGTTGAGTAGATACACATCAACGTCCTCTGACAACCTTCTCTCTTTGTCCTTCCCATGGAGCACTGTAGAAGTCAGGTCATAGAAGTCAACCCACTTCTTAATCTCCTCGGGCCAGACAATATGACATACCCTGATGGGTGCTATGACTAGAACTTTATTGACTATGCCCTTGTCACGTAAGATCTTAAACGCATTGAGAGCGATTGCTGTCTTACCAAGCCCTGGGGGAAAGAATAGCCCAGCTGATGGTTTCTTCAGGAGCCACGTAATGGCTTCGACCTGATATTTATGCGGCTTGAATTTTATCAATGAACTCATCCACTTCTGCTTTGCCGTGCAGACATGTCACATTTGCGCCAAGATCGTTGATCTTATTACATGTATGTTCTTGAAGCTTTGACATCCTGCCACTTTCCTGCTTTATTTCTATGAACCACACCACGCCGCCTGGGAAAATGGCAATGCGGTCAGGGACACCGCGATGTGATGGGCTTGACCATTTATACGTCATGCCGCGTATGGCTAGCACTCTAGCCGCGAAATACCGTTCTACTACTCGTTCCAGCTCAGACATCTTGCAGTTCACATGCTTCGTGATGGTCACACCAACGGCAGCTGAGGCACGTCTTAGGCAGCCAGTGTTTTTCCTTCATGAGTTTATCCGCTCTACGCTTCCACTTGGCCACTCGTTCTTCTTGAGTATTGCGGCTGTACCCGTGCGTGACTATGTTGCCCGTCTTTGTGTACCAGAACTCAACGGTTACGTCCTCGTAGTCGGTTGTCTCCATGATCAGCGTTGCATACAAGTTACCTTGCTCCGCGTAGTACTCGTACTCTCGGCCTGTCTTAAGGTCAATGACCAAGTTGTCAAGTTTAGCATCTAGCTTGGCTCTGATCCACGCCTGTTTCGACCGCCACGGGTCCTTGACCTTGAGCGGCTTCCACTTCTTGTCCAGCACTATTTCTTCCTCGGTCTCGGCGCCTTTTTTCTTGAGGGTTTTCAGCTCCTTCTCGAACATATGAAGATCCGCCGGGATACCTGTAATATTACCCAATAGGTAATGCTCCATCAGACCGTGGATACGTAGCCCTTCCTCAAGAGCCCATGACGTGCTTCTCTCCTTGGTGCTTAAGCGGCCTAGAACGTAGTTCAATGGGCACTCTTCATACGTGTGCAGAGCAGAGAAGCTCCAAGATGTCGGCTTATACTCGTAGTTCATTTAACTCTCCATAGTTTAGGCCCCATTCACCCGAGGACCTGATAGGAACATCCCATCCTGGGATCTCATTCATGCACCATTTAAGAAGCATCATCTCTTGCTCCTTATGTTTATCGGCGATTGATACGACCAGTTCATCGTGCACCTGGATGACAAGACGTCCTTTGCGGTCAGGGTGGTTATGATACCGAACCATAGCTTCTTTGGTCATGTCAGCAGAGCTGCCTTGTATCAATACATTGACTAACTTGTAATAGAACTCCCTGAACTCGCCCCTGATGTATTTACCTGGCTCAACGTCATATAGACGGCCGCCCCAGGTACGTATTTTTACACCAGCTTTGACTTGTTGTTCTAACTCCTTAGACAGTTCCTTAAATTCTGGCAGTGCTTGGTCATAGGCCTTGAAAAACTCCCTTGCTGTATCCTCGTCTATGCCAAGCTGTACCGCTGCTGCTCGGGCACCTCCGCCGTACATCTTGAGGAAACTAATAGTCTTACTAACCCGTCGGCCAAGATCTGTCCCGGTGGTTTCTGTTATCATGTTCTGCACGAACGTATGCACATCAAGGTCCGGATCCTCGTTGTATGCATCCATGATAGATCCTTCGGCATAGTGCGCGCCAACTCTGACCTCCTGTGAGGAAAAGTCTCTCACGATCAGTACATTACCTGGGTCTGGTACGATAAGTGTCCTAAGGTTCATCAAGTCCGAATCCGGCTCCTTGGGCACCTGTTGCAGATTAGAGCTAAATCGTCCAGTGCGAGTGCCCATGCCATCATCGTTTCGCGTGGTGTTGAAGTAAGGATAGAACCTACCATACTCCGCGTATGAATTAGCCCAGGGACGTAGATACGTGCCTATCATCTTGGTCATTTTAGATCTCTTGACTAAACAGTCTACCAGTTTCTTATCCTTGACAATTCGCGGGATGAACTCCCGACCGTACCGTGGGTTACCTTTGTCGGTGTATTGGACTTCGTTCTCGTTGATCAGCTTCTGCTCTTTGAGCCGTTTAAACATATTGAGACCGCCGATCTTGACGTCTCCGATGATGCTGGTGATATACGCATCCCCTTCATCGTAGATCTTTTCCCACTTCTTAGCAACCTTCTCAATGTCACGTCTTAGACAGACGCCTGTCGACTCCATTTCTAGGACGATCGGTATCAATGCCATCTCCCGTGCGTAGGCGTCTTTCATGTTAAGCTTTTTCATTGATCACGTCCTTGTAGTGATTATATAGAGCATAGGTTCTGTCAACGTCGCCTATGGCGTATTTGCCTACTAGTTTTCCAGGGGCTTGAGCAATGTATGCGCCAGCGTTCTTTTCGGTAGCGCCTTTGACGTTTGCTACGATCCACTCGGTAAGAGCGTCCTGTTCATCGGGGGGCCAGTTAAGAACTCTGGCTGCCTGTGTCTTAAGAGCCAATGACTTAGCGTGCGGGTTGGCAAGGAACGCCATTATCATAGTGTCATCTACAACCGCCTCGGGTGTCATGTACCAATGCTGCATCATGACGCCCACGTCGAACTTGGCGTTGTGGAATATCCAATGATGCTTAGGAAGGTTCAACGCTTTGACAACAGCCGCGGCAGTAGCTTCTGTGCAGTTATTTTCTACTGGGTGACCCCAGGCATAGTACTTAGATTTGGCTTTGCCCTTTTTTACCGCGACCCCTACGGGCTTAGGCGGTGTAGGGCTACCGTTAACTATTTTCTGTGTTTCAAAATCAAATGTGATGAGCATGAAGTGTAGGGGAGGCCGAAGCCTCCCCCCTTTCTTAGGCATTGTTTAAGGCTTCAGCCAAGTCGTCGCGGTTCTCGATCTTGATCCGCTCCGGCTTAGCACCCCGGACTCCGGCGTCTTTGGCCAATTTCTCAGCCTCACCCTTTGTCCCAGCGTACTTAGTTAGACTTTCGTCTGGATCGTTCGTAGAGAACGTTATCTTCCATACGATCATGATGCTTTACTCCGTTTTTTCTTGGCGGCCGGCTTGGCAGCTGCTTCGAAGTCAGATGTGTTGAACGGCCGCAGGGCGAACGTTTCGAGTTCCTCCTGCCGTGCCATCACGTCCTGAATATCCGCGGCGTCTTCAAGGAGATCCTCAAGCTCGAACTCCAGCTGCGGGTAGTCATTATTTTCATTGAACGTGATACGAGTGATCACGGCTGACGTAGGCCGCTTGTAGCGCAACGCGATGGACTTGGCATAAGACGCCCAGTTCTTAAGACTGGTTGGCGGTGCCTTGAGTAAGGCCATTTGGGCTTCACCCAACTCCGTCGTTTCGTCGTACGCTAGAAGGACAAGACGCCGTGCGTTTTTGCACGCCTTGCCTTTGCCGTTCGTGCCGGTATCCCATTGGGCCAGAGGGCAGTCCTTGCACTCACCGTCGTGCTGAGGCACTGGTGCATCCTCATGATGGGACATCCCATCCTCAAGATCGATGGCGAAGCATGCCGGGACTGATGTATTGGCCGGATCGTATGGCCTATCATACCAGGCGTTCTCATAAGCTGCCACGCCAACCACTGCCAGAAGTACGGGGCCTTGGTCCTCTTCACCGATGCGGAATTTCTTCCCCTTGGTGCTGATGATGGCAGGTGATGGGTCAATCTCACGCGCCGCTTCTTGCGACGCCTGTTGAGCCATTAGTTCCTGAATGTTATCAGGGATTGCTAGTTCTTTACTCATCTCGCTTTCTCCTATTTCGCTTTTACACGTAAAGTGAAACGCGGCATTGCGTTTACACCAGATATTTTCTTTCCGGTCTCCACCCGGTCTCTCCACGCTGTTGACGATACACGGCGCTGGAAGAGGTCGTACGCCTTGTACTTGTGAATGTATTTGTAGAATTTGTCCCAGTCCTCAACGACGGGTATCTCGGACTCGACCATAGACAGTGTGCCTTTAGTGCCTTTGAATGTGGCAGTGCCGGCATCGGCCATCTTGTCGAGCATTGTCACCTTCAAAGCTTCGATCTCTTTCTTGGCTTTGTTGTAGGCAAACTCTGCCTTTTTGAACTTGGCATAAGATGCCATGAGCTTGTCATAATGAGACTTGATTTGTGTGGTCATAACTCAATTCCTTCCAAAGATGAGGAGGAGAGGTAAGGGGGTCGCCTCTCCTCCTCTATTGACCTAGGCTGCTAATTGCTCGTAATGGCTCTCGATAACCATTGAAGCTCTACGGCCACGGTCAAATTGCACTAGCGCGTCTTCTTTGTTGTGTGATGCGTCGTCTGTAAGTGTGTTGTATGCGGCCAAGAGGTTCCAACCCATGTCCTTGCCGTAATCGCCGAGGCTGTCCAACATGCCGTCGCGCCGTTCGGATTTGCGATCCAGAATGGCGGCTCTTTCCTCGGTGGTTTCGTACACCTTGCCGAGATAATCAAGAACCACGTTCTCGCCTTGCTCTTTATTGATCTTCTTTTTGCGGTACTCGATCCAGCGTTCGCCGGCCTGTTCGAACATGTTGATCGAATTGTCCAACCCCTCGCCAAGACCGGCGTAAGACATTGACTTCGTGTGGAATGCCTTGTACGCCGCAATGAAATCACCAATGACCTGGCCATTTGCGCAGGCCATCCGAAATCCGCCAACGTCTGCCCGGATCGGCCATGTCCCGTCGTGGCTATTACGGAGGCAGATCTGAAGGTCTGTCTTATCGTCTTTGCGCAGATCAATGGAATGTTCAGGGAACTGGAACTTGGCTATGGTCCTCACCGCATTCGGGCTGGTAGAGGACGTGACCACGAGGCCGTTGGTGTTCAGGTTGGACTCATCAATGGAATTGGCGAAGCGTTCAATGACCTCGGCGGTCTGTACGATTTTGTACCGTTCGCCAACGACCGAAACGATCTTGCCGCTGTTTGAATTGATGATGGCTTTTTTGCCGGGGACCTGAAGACCGCCTTCGAGGAAGAGGGGTTCAGAATGGACAGGATCTAGAATTTCGCTGCCGTTGAGTTGGTCTGTGATTTGATTTAATGTCTTAGTCATTTTTCAGTTCCTTTTCGCTTTCAACTTGGGATAAGAGAAAGTCTACAACATCTTGACGATGTTGTAAACCAGTTTATTTATGCGTTACCAATATTTCTCCTCGCGAATGACGCGGGCGCCATTATCGAAGAGGTTACGAATGTGAGAGGCGTATTTTGCTGCCTCTTCTTTCTCAGTGAAGGATTTGTCACGAACTTCGTTTCCTTCGGTGGTGGTGAAATATACTGAATAGACATATTTCATTTTGGGCTCCATTTTGGTTTCTAATACATATTGCATGAAATGTTGCATTAGCTGTTCATCTCCTGGTCGATGATGGTGAACTCCTCTTCTGGGTAGAGTTCCTCGATAATGTTCACGGCTGAGTTGAGGTTGTCATTGGTATTGTATGCGTTAAAGGTATATTCTTCGACGCCATCTATAATGACGTGAACTTTGGGATCTTCGATTCTGATTTGGATGGTCATTTTCTTTCTCCTCTATTTTATTTCATCCACGGGATGTCAAGCCTGATATCTTCCAGCCGCTTGACGGTTGCCCGTGCCGAGTTCTGGAGGCCGGTGGCCCCATCCATGCACCAACCTTGGCCGGTGCATTTGTTGTAATGCTTGGCGTCCGAAATCCATTCGCGGAGTTCCGAGTAGTTGACTCCGAAAGTAACAAGCCGCTTAGTGCGCTTGACTTCAGTGCCTGTGGGCAAACCACGTTCGGCATGATCGTCTGCAAATTTAATCGGGATTTGCACCTCGATCCTGTAAGCATTTTTCATGAATTGATTCATTTTCTTTCTCCTGTTGCGTTGATTAACATGTAAAACCGGCTGCTTCGTACAGTTTTCTTTCGGCGGGATATTCGTCGGTAGAAAGTATGGAACCGATAGAACCAAAAGCTATCCGCCAAAAT